GTACCGGTCGGATCTAAAGAACGTTCATTCTGATAATTTTTAAAAGTTTCCCACCCGAGAGGGTAATAATCATCAATCATGATCAATAGGCGATCTTTATAATGGTCAGGCATTGAATAATAAGGCCTATCTTTAATAGTTTTTCTTGTGCTTTCTTCGGTTAAAAAATTTCCTCTCTTACTCAGGTCTTTTAGGGCAGAAGTTATTTCTGCATCCAATTCTGTTCCATTAACAGCATATTTTCTATTTAAAGTTTCGTTGACTACAGAAATTAATTCTGATTTTTTTATCATTTCTTCTCAACCTTCTTTTGTTTTACTTCACCGTGATGTGATTTTCCCTTTTTGTCATAACAAATGTGGACATACTTTCCACCAGGGAGAGTTAGAGTCCGTACTCTTCCGCCTTCTCTCACACATTTTGCAAAATCTTTAGGCATTATTGTTCACCTCATTTAAAAGAATCGCGGTTGTATCATCGGACAACCGCAAAACCTTTTAATTCTAAGCAGTTTCAGCAGGACAATGTATAGTTCCATCATTACCAGTAAGGATGTTATCACAACCTAATTTAGCATTGTAATCTAATACGTTTCCAAGAGTAGCCTTATTAGCTGCACTAACCAGTCTGTTGCCTACAATCATTGCCAAATCAGAGTCATCATCAATGGTAATACCTGTAGCATAGATAGTATTATTTTTAATCAATGGAACTACAGTCCCAGCTGTAGAAGTAATATATATTCCTATAACTCCATAGATAATACAGTCTATAATATGTGGTCGGTTAGCACCATCAAGTAAGATAGCCGCTGTGGTAAATAAGCCACCTTGAGCATCGGGAAGAAATTCACAACTTATAAATTTCATTCTGCAACAAGCATTCGCAGTAATTCCATAAGTTCCATTTGATTGACGTTCAAATCTACAATTATGAAATTCTATACCCGATTGATTGGTAATTGTCCAATTTGAAGATTCACCATCATCCCTAAAGTCCATATTAAAAAATCTGCATCCCATATAATCTATTCCACCAGTGGCATCAGGAATTACATGGGTTCCAACTAATCTACAGCGTGGTTGGTCATCACAAGACCCTACACCAATAATATCGGTCTTCTGTGCAAGTTTTGTTAAATCCTCATCAAGATAATCACCCTTACAAAAGATTGTATTCCTTGCAGCCCAACCCGCAGTTTTGTTAATACTGGCATGGGAAATAGCCAATGCATAGGCAAGTGTTTTAAAGGCGTGTTCCCAGTCCGAACCATCATTTACATTATTTCCAGCATTTCCTTCTACAAAATAAACTTGTCCCGTTTTTATTGAATCTAAAGCGCTTGGCTTCGCAGTCAATGTCTCAAAGAAGGCATTGATTATCGCGGCAGCGCTAACTACAGTTTGATCAGCCATTTTTTATCATCTCCTTAAAATAATTTTAATATTTACATTTACTCCTTGATTGACAGGAGTAATCAAAGTACCAGATCTTAACTTAACAAACGGAATGGCAATCATTGCCTCAAGAAATTCCGTATCTAAAACAATAACTTTACTTGCGGCGACGTTTGGTATATTAACTTCCGATACGTCGGTAGCACTTACTACCTGGTTGAAAGTACCATCATAGGTTTCACAACCTAAAAATGTTATCGGAGCAGTAGTCCAATTTGCGGGTATAAATATAGCCATATGATTATGATGAGATTTATCTAATACAGTAGATATGCTTCCACCAGCAGCTATAGTTACAGTTTCCGTAACAGGACGACTTCTGAGTTGTAATGCAGCAGCAGCTATTAATGTTTGATTATCCATTTATCTCACTCTCCCCTACTCCTCTTAAAGTCTTACTAATTTTTAATTTCATCTTCTTTGCTTTCTTCTTTCCGTATATCTCTTCAAATGTTTTCCCCCTTCTTTTATTTTTTGCTTTTAATCTGTGCCTGAAACTTGGTTTTAACTTTTCAATCAAAATCGGGTCATCTGTTTCAAATCTCCCATTTTCAAACCGAGCTATTGTCTTTTTCGTCTTTTTGCTATTGACTACAATATTCGGAATTTTACTGAAAAATACCATATTCTTTTCTATCATATTTTCTCCCTTCTAAAATAAGGGGAAAGACAAAAACCTTTCCCCTTATTTTTCTATGGTAATTCTATTAACCCTACTTTAGCAGCGTAATCAGTTATAAGATCCTTATTAACTACAGGTATTAAGGTTAATACCATTGTTCCATTAGCTTGCAAATACTTAGCAGTCTCTACAAATAACAAGTTAAGCAATGTTATTGTTACAGCTCCAGTTAAAGCCACACCACTAGCCCAAAAAGCACCAGGCGCTAAACTAAAAGTCAAACCGGCAGTTGTCACATACTGTATGGCAATGACTGTTTGCTCGTTTCTCTTAGTTGGTGTAATTGCAAATTCTTCTATACCCAATATTGAAACGGTGGCAGTAGGTCCCTCACTAACTAAAACATCACTTTCTATCAAAGTAAGATCATTGGTTGTTTTGGCAGCAATAGTATATATACCATTATTGCTTACTGAACCGACAACTTTTATCTTTGTATCTGCTACAAATGCTTCAAGTCCAGTTCCAGTTATATGGTCAGCGGCTGCTGCGTTATGAACGAAAGTGGCAGTTAATGCTGCCAGTTTACCCGCAGCAGTTGCAGCCTTATTTGCTATTACTTTTATTACTTCTCTATCCAAAGTAGTATTAGTAGCTACAGTTTTTTCGTAAGCCATTTAATTTTCTCTCCTTTCCTAAATTTTTAAGAGGGGAGATAAACTCCCCTCATCCAATTAACTCTAAATTGCGGTCTCAGGTGCAAATTCTAAATCAAGATAAAACAACTCTTTTGGTTTGACTACTCTTCCACCCCAGACGTGAAGTCCACGTACCAGGTCAGCGAAATATCCCTGTGAACGAAGGGTTTCAGCTTCGGTCATCTGATCAACAAAAGCGATTGCCTGGTAAGAACCGGCGGTGATGATATTACGTTTACGGCCAGCAGTAGCCGGAGTTAAAGCCGGGGTATTGTTTGACATATACATATCAAACTGTAATACTCGGCCAATAAACCCGTTTTTAAGTTCACCCTTTAAGTCGTCAGCTTGAATAACACCGGCAAGTAGTAATTTCAAAGCAACCCAAGGTGGTATAGTAAGCCACTTTTTCTCGATATTTACACCACTCAAAGCGTCCCACAGTTCGCCGATATAACTGGTTATAAGTGCAGTCGTCATACCAGTACTTTTCAAAACGTAAGTCCCGAAAGCTGACTGCGTATATAAACTAGCTAAAAAGAGGTCTACCTCTCTTACTAAACCATAGGCAGCTTCTTTGGCATAATGTACCCTAGCAGCAGGATCACTTTGTAATTCTGTAATATCGTGTAGCTTTATGGCATAATCTTTCGCATGGTCAACATCCAAAAACATGGCAGCAGCTTGAACATCCTGGTAAGTAATGCCGGTTGTATGTGCTGCGTCCCAGGTTGGATCACCTGGATTGTAATCATTAATATCTACTCCACCATAGCCTTTTAGTTTTATCCTATCGCCTTTTTCCTTTATTTCTCCGCTGTGTTTTTTGAAAGCAATCTTACCGTATACGAGTAAGTTTTTTATTTCCTCGAGTAATGTTGCCGCAAAAATTACAGGTATTGCGTCTTTAAAAGACATTTGATTTCACTCCTTTCTTAAATTTTTAAATTATGTTTGCCCTCCCTTTACCTTCGGAGTGAAGTATTCCCTGCATTACCTTGCAGTTAGGATTTTTACCACTTTTCCATTGATTTCTCTATGTCTTTAAGTACCTTCTGAGCTTCTTCCGGTTTCATGACTTCAACTTGTTCGGGTGTATAGTAATGGAAGCCATATTTTTTCGATTCACCAGTTAAGCCCTTCTTGTCTACTTTACGATCGCCCATGGTATCAAGGATTTTTTCGTTCTTGGCCAATTCGAGTTTTGCCTTTATTTCGGGGTCTTTTAGACCTTCTTGATAAAGTTCTTCACCTGGGTCGTCAGAAGTATAAATGTCCATTTCTTTATATTTTCTACCACCAACTCGCCCAAGAGCAGCTATACGAACTGTTTCAAAGTCCAAACCTATATCTTTTCTGTCTGCATATTTGATTCTTGCTGCATTACAAGACTTTTGGTAATTAGTTTCTAACCTTTCTTTTTCGTCTGCTTGCTTTACTACCTCTTGTGCTTTTTTGATACTATCCATGACTTTCGATTCAATATCTCTACCATCTTTTTTGGTTAAGATATCTTCATCTTCGCCCACAATGACAGATTTTTTGGTTTTCGCAGTCTCTTCTTTTTCCCTTAACTCTTTATTTTCTTTTTCAAGAGCTGTTAATCTACTTTGAGCCTGCGAAAGTTCAAAAGTCTTTTGCTGGCGATCTTGCCTTTCCTTCTGTAAATCGCTAATTACGCCTTTATGTTCAGCTTCGCTATAGGTTT